GGCTTGCCCTTAATCGTCCAGCCACGCATATCAGGGATCACGCCTGACGGATAAGCGACTGCAAGTTTCGGGTAGGCAGATTTGTCAAAAGTCTGCCCCTGCATCAGGGCATAACCAGACGGAACGGTATCTGATGGCCACGGGATTGGTGCGCCAGGCGGATAAAACTGCTCTGATGGCGTATAGAGTGAATAAACTGTACCGTCCGTTAACCCTTCCGGCTTATTAGCAGAATATGCTGGTGACGTATGAATCGTTACGCTGGCATTACTGGTATAATCCCATTGAATATTTACACCAGTCGCATAATTTCCGATTGCAACGTAAATATCGTAAGTATCACCAGATGTATTGACCCAGGCAAAATTTGTAAACCCTGCCGATGTGCGCTGCCATAAAGCACCAGTAATCCCCTTCGGATTACCATTACCTGCACGCAAAACAAGTTCAGATATACCTGCCTGTTGAGGTGAACCGACGTTATATCCAGCCCCACCAATCAACGTAATTGAAACAACAGAACTCGCCTGCGGCATGGTTACCGTTGCCAGCTTGAACCATCCAGCACCACCACTAAAAGACATTGTTGTGGAGTTGATCGTGCCTATAGACCGTGGGTTAAGTTCAATATCTTTAGAACCATCAAACGAAACACCAGATATTTTTATTGCTGTCTGAAGTTTCGTAGCTGTATCAGAATTTCCCTTAATCCCCTTAGGAGAATTAAGTGGTGTATTGATCGTCACTTCACCTGTTGCGTTATTTACTGCAAATGGTCGAAGACCGTTCCAGCCACCGTACTGGTCGCCTTTATCAGTCATGAGCAAGTAAGTATTTGCTCCATCATTTCGCCATATGACACCGTAATCACCTGCAATCATCCTTAACGCGTTCTGACTACGGACAATAACTTCATCATTAGCGTAAATCTTATTCCCGCTAATGTCTGACTTACTCAAAACAGGATACGAACTATAAAATCCATTACCTTGTTTAAAATCTAAAATTAAATTTACCGCAACTGATTCAGAATAAGGATCAGTTGCGCCAAATTTATAAGTCGTTTCAGCAACAATATAATCAGAAGCAGGTGCAGTAACGGAGAGACCTTCTTCTAAAAAGACCTCTACGGGAAATGCCCCACCTTCTATATAGAATACGCTGTCTACGGTATCGCCTTTATTACTCATCAGAATGGAATGAATAGCGCGTTCCGATGATGAATAAGCCCAGAACATACCACAGGCATAGCTACCCCGGTCCGTCCAGCCGCCTGCGCAAACAAAACCATTAAACTCACAATTATTCATTCTGTGATTAGCTGAGCGACTTGGCGTTGAAATGACAACGCGGGATGCCCGATGGCTGTCATTCCTTTTTATCACTAACGGATAATATTTACCTTCCTGGACACCCGCCGGGGCATTTACCACAACGTATCGCATCCCCTTTTTCTGATCCACTTCACCTTTGCTGTAAACATTAATGTTACTCAGGAAGCGGTCCTTGTCGGGAATATCAGCACCGTTCTGGTCTTTCTGCAGACGTTTCTCTGCATTGTCATAGGCTGCTTTTACTGCCTTTGGCGTTGCCGCCAGCGTTTCAGACGTGCTGTTGGTCGCACTGCTGAGCTGTACTATCCCCTTTTTCGTCGTGCTCGCATCCTCAAGCGCCACGGCGGATGCAATATCCTCTGCCCGTTTTGCCGCTGTCTCAGCGCGCGTTGCTGCAGATTCCGCCGTACTTTTGCTCTGAGCTGCTGCCGTCGCACTACCAGCTGCCTCTGTCGCCTTCGTGGATGCCGTCGTGGCGCTGCCCTTCGCTGCTGACGCCTGTCTGGTCGCCTCATCTTTTGAAGCAGACGCCGATGATGCCGATGACGCCGCCGAACTGGCGGACGATGCCGCTGCCGTTTTTGAGGATTCTGCACGGGTTTCCGACGCTTTCGCGTTCGTTTCGGATGTCTTCGCTGCGGAAGCTGACCTCGCTGCTGCCGTGGCCTGCTCAGTGGCTTCGCCAGCCTTCGTTGTGGCTGTTGAAGCGGATGATGCGGCGCTTTCTGCCGATTTTCCTGCGGCGGTGGCACTGGCTGAGGCCTGCCCGGCACTTGTTGACGCGGCACTGGCAGATGATGCAGCCGCTGTTTTTGAGCCTGCCGCAGCTGAGGCACTCTGTGCTGCTGCCGTTTCAGAGGACCTGGCGTTTGTCTCAGACGTCTTTGCCGCCTTCGCGGAATTTCCTGCCGCCGTTGCCGAGGAAGCTGCACTACTGGCGCTTGATGATGCGTTCGTTTCTGATGATTTTGCCGCCTCTTTTGAAGCCGACGCATCCCTGGCTGAGGTGGCAGCTTCTGACGCTTTCGTGGTCGCGGTGGATGCAGAAGTGGCGGCTGATTGTTCTGACGCTGCCGCATTCGTTTCTGACGTTTTCGCCGCACCTGCACTGGTAGCCGCCGCGCTTTTTGAGGACTCTGCAGCGGCAGCACTTTTTGAGGCTTCAGTGGCCTTTGTTGATGCCGTTCCTGCGCTGGAAGACGCTGACTGAGCCGACGACGCGGCCTGTCCGGCTGACGTGCTGGCTGCGCGTGCTGAGCCTGCAGCATCAGTCGCATGGGTTGCCGCCTCACGGGCTGATGTGCTGGCATCGCTGGCTGACTTCTTCGCGGCTGCTGTGTTCTGTGCCACCGCGGACGCGTTACGCGCCACCTCTTCCACCATCAGTTCAAAACGTCGCAGTGCCTCCGGACGGGCATCATCCTCCGTCATGGCACCGAGAAAATCATTCAGCGTACCGGGTTGAGAATCTTCATACACGGTGATGGTCCCGGCATGTGACGGCGGGAATCCCTCCACCAACAGAATAACGCTGTACTGACCGTACTCAACGTCCATGCTGTAACGCCCGGCTTCATCCGGATTTTCTGAGGCCAGCGTGTTCACCACCACAGTGGTACTGTTACGTTTTGCTTTCAGCTGGATTGTGCAGTTCTGTACCGGTTTTCCTGTGCCGTCTTTCAGTACACCTGAAATCTTTACTGCCATATTCACCCCACAAAAAAGCCCGCCTGAACCGGCGGGCTGTCATAACACTGTGTTACCTGGCTAATCAGAATTTATAACCGACACCCACGATGAAACCGTCAGTGCGCCAGTCACCACTGCCGGAGCCTTCATAAGCAATATCAATGGCCACGGATTCGGTCGGGTTAAACTGCACGCCAGCCCCCCACGCCAGAGACGTGTTGCTGTGGCGACCGTCATCACTTCCGGTCAGCACATCGTGCGTTTTCCCCTTGTTGTCAGTTACGCGGAGATAATCCCCGGAGAAAGTCGACACACGGCTGTAAGCCACACCCGCCATCGCATACGCGCTGAACCATTCATTCACGCGTACAGACGGCCCCGCCATCACGCTGAACCAGCGGTTACGCACGGAATCTTCATGCCAGCGGGTATCGCTGTAACGGGTAAGCTGGCGATTCTTGTCTCCTGCATAGCTGAATGACGTCACCAGCCCCAGCGTGTCCGTAAATTCATAACGGTATTTCACGTTAATCCCGTTCAGATCATCGCTGCCGGGAACGTTCGTCGAGGCATGAAGATACCCCGCGCTCAGCGTGGCCTGCTGCTCAGACGCCCATGCAGGCGCACCGGATACGGCCAGACAGATGGCTGCGGACAAAATGGCTGCACAAACTTTACGCATAATTACCTCTCGCTTTTCTGCAATAAAAAAGGCGCCATTTCTGGCGCCCGTATATGGGTTATAAAATTCAGCTGATACTGATGCCTGCGGTGGCTTTCTTCATCACCACAACCAGCAAATCGCTGATACTTGCTGTGGGATACCAGTCATTTACCAGCCATGCTGACACCGAAAACTCCAGCGTCATGTGACCGTGACCGGCAGGCATATCAATAACGCCACTGTAAATCAGCGTATTATCCAGCGCGGTACGGTTATAAATTTCAGCACCGTTTTTCCGCACTATCAGACGGCATGAGGAGTAAATATCAGTATGCTCTCTCTCATGTTTAGCGCCGCTGAATGCCACCGCCGGAATAACAATCTGCCGGTCAAACGGCTGATCGTCATAAACCCTGACGGTAATGGTCCCTGATGGCCACCGTTCCGGTGCACGGGAGTCCCGGGGGAAAGCTTTGCCCACTGTTTTAACGAGATCGCCTTCAATCTGGTTCGCGGACAGTTTTCCCAGAACCCGACAGTTCTCGTTAATCGTGACGTTGTTGAGCGTCCCGGAGTTCGCATTCACGTTACCGCTGATATCGGCATTTTTCGCCGTCAGCCGCCCGTCCGGTGTCAGGGAAAATGCCGGAGGATTACCGCCGCTGGTAATGGTCGGAGCCGTCAGGCGTTTCAGGAACACGTCGTTCATGAATATCTGATCGCCCTGACCAACAAACATTGGTCTTGTGTTGCCATTAGACGGATCAATAAACGCGATACGGTTAGCGGCAACCAGGAACTGGCTCAGTTTGCCTTCCTCCGTGTCCTCCATGCTGAGGCCAATACCCGCGACATAATGTTTGCCGTCTTTGGTCTGCTCAATTTTGACGCCCCACATGGCATTCCACTTATCGTTGGCGTCCTTCCACTCTTTCGAAAACTGCTCCAGTTTGCTGGCGTTATCTTCCGTCAGCTCAAAGTTTTCCAGTAGCTCCTTGCCGAGATGCGTTTTATTGATCAACCCTTTATAAAAATTCAGATAACCTTCCGCATCATCGCTCGCCCGACCGACGGCCTCCACAAATGCCGATTTACCAACGGTATTCACGCTGCGGATATAAAAGTAATAATCATAACCCGGCTTAATATTGCTACTGGCAGCTATCCAGTACAGCGCCGTGCCAAGATAGCGGGCTGTGGTTTCAACCTGCCTGATATCAGCAATCCGCTTTTCCGAGAACCAGAACTCAAACTGCACCGTCGGGTCATATACAGCCAGTTTCGGGACCGCTGTTATCTGAAAATACCCTGGTATCAGTTCAATAGTGACAGGCGCTGCAGGTGCGGCAATCCGGAACGATACCGATGCCGGATCGCCCTGCTGCCCCCACGCATTTGCCGCCCGGACCGTCAGCGTGTAACGCCCCAGCGCCAGCTGCCTGAAGCGGTATGTGGTTTCCGTCGTCCGGACCGTGCTGACCAGCCGCTCACTGCCGTCATCCGCTGTTACGGTCAGACGGAGCAGGAAGCTCACGCCCTTCACCACCTTCGGCGTGTCCCAGCGGGCCAGTACCTGATATTCCCCGCTGTCTGCGGAGACTTCGGCGGTCAGATGCTGCACTGCTGGCGGCGTGACACCATTCACCGTGCCGCTCTGGTCGCCGTCAAAGTGCGCCCCGTTATCCACGATGGCTTCTTTTTCCGGTACATGCTGCACGGCGGTGATGGCATACGTGCCGTCGTCGTTCTCACGGATACTCACGCAGCGGAACAGGCGCTGGCGCAGCGTCGGCAGCTTCAGCCCCCACACGCTGTATTCAGCAACGCCGTCAGGAACACGGCTCACTTTCACCTTCACGCCGTCGGTGACGGACTGAACCTCCACGCTGACCGGATTGCCACTTCCGTCAACCAGGCTTATCAGCGTGGTACCGGAGGATGGCAGCGTGATTTCACGATCGAGCGTCAGCGTCCGGGTCTGGCTGTTCACCGCCAGCACACGACCACCGTTGCTGATACCGGCATAGTCATCATCGCAGATTTCAATGACATCGCCCGGTACATGGCGAAGCCCTTCAGCACCCACGCTGAAGTCCACGGTCTGCGTTTCCAGCAGCTCCGTTTTAATCAGCCACAGCCCGGCGCGGTGTGCCTGCCCCCGGCTGGTACAGCCAAAAGCATCCATCTTCGTGACGTTACGACCGTAACGGGCAATGGCCTGCGTATCCTCCACAAGCTCTGTCGCCGTCTCCCAGCCGTTGTTCGGGTCAATCCAGTTCACCTCAACGGCATTATGGCGGTCTTTCAGGGCGCTGAAGCTGTAGCGGAACGGCGCGCCATCATCCGGCATCACCACATTACTGCGGTTATAGGTCCACACCTTATCTGATGGTCGGTCCTGCACGAACGTCAGCGTCTGCCCGTTCCATACCGGCATACAGCGCATCGCCGAGCAGAAATCACTGAGCACATCCCACGCCTTGCGCTGCGTGGTCAGCCAGGCATTACAGGTGATGCGCGGCTCCGTGCCGCCAAAGCCGTCCGGCACCGACTGGTCGCAGTACTGGCCGATGACATACAGCGCCCATTTATCCACATCCGCCGCACCAAGACGTTTCCCCATGCCGTAGCGCGGATGGGTCAGCATATCCCACAGACACCAGGCCGGGTTGTTGCTGTATGCCGGTTTTAACGTTCCGTCCCAGATACCGCTGTATTGCCGCGTCTGCGGGTTATAGTTCGACGGCACCTGCAGAATGCGCCCGCGAAGATGATAATTACGGCTCACCTGCTGGCTGCCGAACTGCTCCGAGTCCACCTGCACGCCGACCAGTGCCGTGTTCGGGTAGCACTGTTTCACATCGATGATTTCGGTGTACGACGACCAGAGCGTTTTGTTCTGCAGCTGGTCTGTAGTGCTGTCCGGTGTCATCCTGCGCATCCGGATATTGAACGGGCGCGGAGGCAGGTTATCCACCATCACCGAGGCCAGATACTGCGAGGTGGTTTTGCCCTTAATGGTGATGTCTTTTTCCGTCACCCAGCCACCGTTACGCTGTATCTGAACCAGCAGGCGGACTTCCGACGGATTCCTGTCACCCTTTGAGGTGGTTTCCACCAGTGCCTGTACACCGAAGGTAAAGCGCAGACGGTCGATGTTTGCCGACGTAATGGTACGGGTGATCGGCGTGTCATATTTCACTTCCGTACCCAGCACCGTCTCGGAGCCGGAGGATTCAAACCCCTCCGGCGGAGTCTGCTCCTGCTCACCTGCCCGGAACACCACCGTGACGCCGGATATATTGGTATTCCCCTCACTGTCCAGCACCGGCGTACTGTTCAGCAGCACGCTTTTTAATCCATCCACCGGACCTTCAATCGGCCCTTCGCTGATGGCATCAATCACACTCAGCAGCTGCGTGGATTTCAGGTTGTCCTTCGCTTCGCGCGGGGTATGCCCCTTACTGCTGCCTTTACCCATTCCTCACGCTCCATAAACGACAAAACCGCCCGCAGGCGGTTTCACATAAAACATTTTGCATCAGCGACCAATCACCACAACCTGACCACCGTCCCCTTCGTCTGCCGTGCTGATCTCCTGAGAAACCACGCGTGACCCCACGCGCATTTCCCCGTACAGAACCGGCAGAACATTGCCCTGGGCAACCATGTTATCCAGTGAGGAGAAATACGTGTTCTGTTTGCCGTTATCTGTACTGGCTGCCGTGGGCGTCCTGGCTTTCGGTGCCAGCATCTGCGCCACTCCGCCCAGGATCATACTGGCCCCTGCCGCATACATGCCCGATACAGCCGCGGCACCCAGCCAACTCACAGGATTCCACCATGCCACCGCAATCAGCGCCGCCCCAAGCACCACCTGAAACACACCGCCACTTTTAGCTCCCGCCAGACGCGGCACGATGTGGATCACGGCACCATTTGCCAGCGGCTCATTAAGACGGGCAGATAATTCATTTTCGCCTGCATCACGCCCGGCAATGCGCACCTGATACCAGCCCTCATTCAGTTTCTGACGAAACGCCGGGAGCTGTGTGGCCAGCGCCCGGATGGCTTCGGCCCCCGTTTTCACACGAAGGTCGATGCGGCGGCCAAATCGTTGCAAATCCCCGTAAAGGCAGATGCGTGCCATGCCCGGTGACGCCAGAGGGAGTGTGTGCGTCGCTGCCATTTGTCGGTATACCTCTCTCGTTTGCTCAGTTGTTCAGGAATATGGTGCAGCAGCTCGCCGTCGCCGCAGTAAATAGCGGCATGATTCGGCACCGATGAACCAAAACAGCACAGCAGCACATCGCCCGGCTGCGCCGCTGACAACGGCACCTGATATAGCCCCGTTGCCTCCAGATTATCCAGATAGAGATTCTGACCGTGACGCCACCAGTCATCCTCACGATGAAAATCCGGCATCTCAATCCCCGCCAGATGGTAAGCATCCCGGAACAGCGTGTAACAGTCCGTCACCCCGTGCTCAAAGCGCCGCCCGGT